GAGTATGTCGGAGACACATACGCGGATGAAGATAAAACAGAAGGAAAAAATGCGTCTGAAACGCACTGAAATGCTCGACACGACGTTTTTATTGAAAACGAAGAACGAGATAGCAGTCGAGCGTAAAGGGCGCTCAGAAAGGATTTAGGAATGGAGTTGACTTCAAAGCAGATTCACATTTTGACCGTGATTCTGAAAAAGAACCCAGACGGAAGAGCTGTCGATTTAGACCAGATTCTTTCCAGACTGCCGTATGAGACGACAAAAGATAGTCTGCACTTCTCGCTCCGCGCGTTGATTAAGAAAGGGTTGATCGAGAAAGGTGGTTTTGAGAATCGACGCGGAAAACGACGCCGCATCATTCAGCTTTCGAAACTAGGTGAAAGTTTACTTACGATTGAAGAATCCGAAGAGTATTTAGACTAAAAACGAGGGAAACGTTCTATACCGAGGATTTCTAAACTAAATCAAAGGTTTAGGTATATACGGCATTTTTAGAGGATTATCATTATATATATAACTCTTAATTAATAATTACTTAGTTATTAGATTTATATTAATGATAATTTGTGAAAAATGCCGTATCACCCTGCGGAGTAGAAATTCCCCTCTTTTTTGAGAATTAAGAGGTAAAGATGGCGGTGGATAAAAGAAAGCCGACAAAATCAGATTGGAGTGAGCTTGCGGCTTCTTGGGAAATCGGCTCGCTTGAGATTGATGACGTGCTTGAAAAGTTCGACATCAAAGCTGATACGTTCTACAAGAAGATGAGCAGCCTCGGTGCCAAGAAAGGAGTCATGACTGAAAAGGCAAAGAAGGAAGCTCTTGAAGAAGTCAAGATGACGATTGCCGGCGACAAGGATGTGATCGCGGAGCGCATCAAAGAGACGGACGAGGAGCACTATCGCACCAATGTGATGTATTCCAAGCTCGCAAACAAGATTATCGCGGATGCTGTAAAGTCCGGCAAAGCAATTTCCACCGCCGCCCCTGATCTCAAAGCGCTTCAAATCGCCCAGGCGATTAACGCGAGCATCCGTGCGGAGCGCTACAAGATAACCGGTGCAGACTTGGGCAGAGAAGAAGAACCGAATGTGGAAACTTTCTCTGTTGAGGTGATGACCGCAGAGGATATCGAAGAGCTTAACCGCAAGTTTGAAGAGCACATGCATGAGTTCGGGGAGCAATCTTAATGAAATTGCATCTGGCGCAATCCATCGTTTTTTATGACCCATCTCGATTTCGAGTTGTGGTTGCCGGCAGACGCTGGGGGAAAACGAAACTCTCACTTGCGGAGATCATCAATGCCGCCAAGCATCCGAATCAGGAAGTCTGGTATGTGGCCCCAACATACGGAATGGCTCGCCAGATCATGTGGAATGAGCTTACTAAGGAGCTTCCTAAGTCGTGGATCAAAGGAAAGTGGAATGAAACACGACTTGAAATTGAGCTGAAAAATGGCTCAGTCATTCGACTGCGCGGTGCAGATAAGCCGGACACGCTTCGAGGCGTAGCGATTAATTTTCTAGTGCTTGATGAATTTCAGGACATCAAAAAAGAGGCATGGACTGAGGCGTTACGCCCTACGCTCGCATCGACCCAGGGTAAAGCGCTGTTTATCGGAACGCCAAAATCTTACAATCACCTCTATGACGTTTACATGCTTGGCCAGGATGAACGCATGCAGGAGTTGATGCAGTGGAAGAGCTGGCAGTTTCCGACAATCATGTCACCGTTTATTCCGAAGTCGGAAATCGAGCAGGCGAAGATGGACATGGACGAAAGTTCGTTCCGCCAAGAGTTTCTTGCATCGTTCGATGTTATGACTGGCCAGGTCTATCACGCGTTTGATCGAGACGTTCATGTTGGAAACTGTGCGTTCAATCCAAAACTGCCTATTTGGGTTGGGCAGGATTTCAACGTTGACCCGATGACGGCAACAATCTGTCAGCCACAGCCGGACGGGAGTTTGCATGTTATTGATGAGATTTACTTGCACAACTCGTCCACCATCGAAGTGTGCGAAGAGCTGGAGCGTCGATACTGGCGATACAAAAAGCAAGTTGTGATTTACCCAGACCCAGCCGGGGGCAGTCGGAAGTCATCGCGAGGCGAATCGGATTTAGATATTTTCCGTTCAAAAGGCTTTACGCGAATCAAATATCGCAGAAAGCACCCATTGATCGCAGATCGCATCAACGCCGTGAATCGAGTGTTGCAGAGTGCAGACGGCGAAGTTGTGCTGAAAATTGATCGCAAGTGCAAACACTTGATCGAGTCGTTTGAGCAGACAATCTACAAGCCAGGAACGCGAGAAGTGGATAAGAGGGCGGACAAAGAGCATATCACGGACGCAATTGGCTACCTGATCGACATCGAATACCCGCTGAGAAGAATAGATATTGGTGGTATTTCTTTGTAAAAGTAAGTCAATGTTTACTTAGACGGTAAAATAGAAACATATTAATTGGAATTTAGACAGATGGATTTAAGCAAAATCAAAACCCTATCGCAGAAAGACCTTAAAACCCTAGTCAAGCGAAGACATCCAGACTACAAGGGAAACGTCAATCATTGGGTTTTCATGCAGGAAACATATCGCGGCGGGCGTGAGTGGTTTGAGAGCAACATTTTCAAGTACGTCAAAGAGGGCGAAGAGGAGTATGCAGATCGCATTGATCGCAGCTATCGCTTCAACCATTCAAGAGAAGTGACGGACTTGGTAAACAAATATCTCTTTAGAGCCAAAATCAACCGCTCGGATAGCATGTCGGCCAAGCTTAAAGATTTCGTGAAGAATGTCACAAAGTCGGGCAAGGATATGGATGAGTTTTCTCGCGACATTTCCAAACAGACCTCAATCTGTGGACGAATTGCAATCGTTGTTGATTCATCAAATACGCCTGGCAACGGCGTTGTAACGGTGGAAGATGAGAAAAAAGCTGGAATTAGAGCGTACTCGTACATTGTTAAGCCGCAGCACGTATTGGATTATTCGTTCGACAAGTTTGGAAATCTTGAGTGGATTATGCTGCGCGAGGTTGCCCGTGATGATAAAGACATTATTGAATCGTCTGGAAACTTGAACTACCGCTATCGCATTTGGTCAAAAACAGACAGCATTCTGGTTACTGAAAAGACGGAAGGGCGCAAAACGACTCTCAAAGTCGATGACCCAATTTCTCACAACTTGAATATGGTTCCTGTCATTCTGGCAGATCATATCGAGTCGGACGAGATTTGGAACTCGCCTTCGCTGATTAACGACATTGCGTATCTTGACCGTGCTGTTGCGAACTATCTGTCTAACCTGGATGCAATCATCCAAGATCAGACGTTCTCGCAACTTGCACTGCCTTCACAAGCATTGACTGCGGACGATGATATGTTTGAGAAGATGATTGAAATGGGAACCAGACGAATCTTCACATACGACGGCGAAGCTGGAACTGGCCCTGCTTACATTTCGCCCGATCCGAAACAGGCCGAGCTGATTATCACAGCGATCAAGCAGATCATTAACGAGATTTATCACAGCGTAGGACTCGCGGGTGAGCGTACCAAGCAGGATAACGCTGTCGGAATCGACAACAGCTCTGGCGTCGCAAAGGCGTACGATTTTGAGCGCGTTAACGCACTGCTCACAAGCAAGGCGAAACAGCTTGAGCGCGTCGAAGAGAAAATTTTGAAAATCGTCTCTGCTTATCTTGGAGATTCAACCACTGATATTGAAAGCGCGATTTCGTACAGCAAAACATTCGATGTCCGAAGCTTGAGTAATGAGTTTGAAATTGCCGAGCAATTGCAGGTCATTGAAGCTCCAACCACGATGCGTCAGGAACAGATGAAAGCGTTGTTGGAAAAGCTTTTCCCGCAAATCAAAAAAGAACTGAAAGACAAAATTCTTAATGAGATTGACAAGTGGGGCAGCGCAAGCGAGGCATTTGAAAGAATTGGGGTTATCGGTCAACAGAATGACGGCATGACCCCTGCGGACGGAGGCGGGAAGCTTCCAACTCAGGACTGACTTTAATTGATTTTTAACCAACGGAGAACTTGAAAATGAATATTCAACAACTATTTGCCGCCGGATTTGGAAATAACGCGGTTTACCAAGCACCTGCTGGTCAAGATGGAGCCGCCGCTGGCTCTTCTGGCTCTAGAAATGATACGTCTGTCGACAAGAAAGACAACAAGGGTAACGATAAGACCGACAAGAAAGACGACAAGGGTGACGACAAGAAAGACGACAAAGGTGACGACAAAGGTGACGACGAAGGTGACGACAACACGCCTGATGATACGGAGCTGAAAAAGCAGCTTGAAGCAAAAGAAAGCGAGCTTGAGAAGCAATCAGGTCGAGCATCAGAGCTTGAAAAGCAGCTACAGGATGTCAAGACCCAGTTAAAACAGTTCGAAGGTGTCGATGTTGACAAATTCAACGACCTTGTAAAACAGGCTCAAGATGCCGAAACCAAAGAGCTTGAGGCAAAAGGCGAATGGGATCGACTGAAAGAGCGCATGGCCGAACAGCATCAGAGCGAAATCGACAAGATTCGCGAGGAGAGCGAGGCAAAGATCAAAGAACTTACCGACCAGGTAGACTTGCTTAACGGGCAGTTTGTCGAGGCAACCATCGGTAACTCCTTTGCAGCATCGGAATTCATCTCGAAAGAGCTTGTTTTGACTCCAAATAAAAGTCGAACGATTTATGGCAGCCATTTTGAAGTCGTGGATGGAAAAGTCGTTGCGTATGACAAGCCTGCTGGCGCAAGCGAGCGCACGATGATTGTCGACGGCAAAGGCGACCCGGTTGAATTCGACGAGGCGTTGCGTCAGATTGTTGACAAAGACAGCGACCGCGACTCCATTTTGCGCAGCAAAGCAAAACCAGGTGCAGATTCGGAAACGAACAACAAGAGCAACCCGGTATCAGGAAGTAAAGAGCTTTCAAGTGCAGATAAAATCAAGCAAGGTCTTTCCGCAACTTTGGCAAAATCTGCGAAAAAATAACAAATTAGGCTTCTAACCTTATAGTTGCAAATCACCTCTCACTAGAATCTAGGTGAACGCAGTAAGTGTAAATAAATATTTATTTAGATTCATAAGTGAGAGGTACAGGAAATGCCACTATTGAAAACAGAAGCCGAAAAGCTTTCTCAAAACGTGCTGGTGCAGGGCGTTATTGAGGAAATCATCGAGCGCGATGATCTTTTCGCAGTCCTACCATTCTTGGGAGTGGAAGGAAAGTCTTACGACTATGTCCGTGAAAACACCTTGTCAGAAGGTTCTTTCATTGACCCATACGAAGTTGTGCCAGAAGGCGCGGCAGATTTCTCCGAAGTGTCAGCTAAGTTGAAAATCCTAGCTGGTGACGTGGACGTTGATAAGTTCTTGATGACCACGATGGGCGACACAAACAGTCAGTTGACTGAGCAGTTGGCCGCTAAAGCTAAAGGCATTGGACGTGCATTCCGCCGTACACTTGCAGTTGGTGACTCCGCGACCAATCCTAAGGAATTTGACGGTATTGCAGCCTTAACCGCCGCAGACCAGAAAATTACTGCGGGTGCAAACGGTGCCGCTCTTGATTTGGGCATGCTTGACGAATTGCTTGATGCAGTTCCAAACGGTGCGGACGCGATTATGATGCGTTCCGGTACAGTTCGTGCGCTACGTGCTCACTTGCGTACTGTTGGCGGTCTTGAGCCGGCTCACGTAATGATGGAAAACTTTGGGCGTCCAATGTTGACGCACAACGGTGTTCCGATCATCGTGAACGACTTCTTGCCTGGCAACGAAGTGCAAGGCACAAGCAGCGACACTTGTTCAATCTACGCCATGCGCTTGAACACTGCTGACGGCTTCCACGGCATCTTTGGCGGTGACTCTGCTGGTGTTCAGTTTGAAGAAGTCGGAACCGTTCAGGACAAGGACGCGTATCGCTATCGCTTGAAGTGGTATGCTGCGACTGCGCTGAAATCAACTAAGTCTTTGTCGGCTATTAAGGGTATCACGAATATCTAAAATAGTAAGTCAATAATGACTTAGTTTAGGGGTAAGGCGGGGGTAATCTCCGCCTTATTTGTTTGTAGAGGAAGGAAATTATGAAAGTACGAGTAGTACAGAGAGGTTTTGAAGGATTTACCGGCATTCTAGCGGGTGAGCGATTTGCTGATGGGGTTTCTGAGGCTGATGTTGATGAAATCATCTTCAAACGAATCGGCGCTGCAATGAAAGTCGAGTGGATCAAAGAGGCGAAAGACGAAAGCACTGTCGTTCAAAAAGAAGTGGCCAAAGTCGAGCCGGAAATCGAAGAGACTGTTGATGACGAGGTTATCGAAGAGGAAGCCAAGTACACGGTCGAAAAGCTATCTGAAATCGCAGACATGGGCGGGATTGGAGAGTTACGAAAAATCGCAACACCAATGGGCGTGAAAGGAAAGTCGATTGAATCGTTGATTGACGGAATCTTAAACGTGCAGAAAGGCAATAAATAATGAAGTTTACAGCAGATCAATCCGCAAAAATCGAGATCAACATCACTGACGGGACGGGGTCTCTTACTCCACCACAAAGTGTTGCGTACTCGCTTTACGATGCAGACGATGTGGCAATTCTGACAGACGTTGCATTTACTGGAGACGTTTCCACCTCTCGCATCATCATTGAGATTGATTCTGCTCATAACGTAATTTCTACAACCAAGGATGTTAGACGCTTGGAAGTGACGGCTACACTTGCGACAGGCGAAGTTACAAAGCAATCCGTTACATACATTCTTGAGCAACTAGCATCTTTGGTTGTAGGTGTTAATTCCTATCAAACTTATCAGTCCTCGGTAATGAACGCGGACGATGTGCATGACCTATATGGGTTTGACAATGCGAGCGATGGAGACAGAAAAGCGGCTTTGAAAGAAGCTTATTATCGCATTGGCACTATGACATTCAACATCAGCTATGCAGACAGCATGTCACGCCTGGCATCATCCAACATCATTTCGAACCTGGATGAAAAGACAGACGCGGAGCTGAAAGCGCTGCCGGAGCAATTTTTAAACGCAATCCGTCTTGCCCAGGTGATCGAGGCAGACAGCATCCTTGGGGGGAATGAGACAGAAGATTTGCGCGAATCAGGCCTGTTGAGCAAAACAGTTGGCGAAAGCTCGCAAATGTTCCGCTCCGGTGTCGCAATGAAGCTTCCGCTGTCTAAGCGAGCATATCAGGTGTTGAAGCGATATACGATGCGCAACAACAAGATCGGGAGAGCCTGATGGCCAAGAACCCAATAACTCTCATCGAATCGGCCGCGTCGGAGGTTTACGAGCTGATGCATGGTTATACGCAGGGGTTGCTGTCCATTCTTGCCAGCGAAATGATCCCGAACCCGGTTGGAAATCTTGAGTTCGACATGAAGGTGGCAAGATTTTCGTCCGTGCAGATGGACGAGGTTTTTCGGGTGATTTTAAGCAAGTTTGTCGACGTGAAAATTTTTGCGGACGCGGAGCACGGCACCCAACTGATCGCAGACACCGATGAAATCGTTGCGCAGAACATCATTTATCAAATGGGAATGGATTCGTCAAAAGCAAGATCGCTGTTCAAGACCTACAAGATCGAGCACGCCAGGCTGATGCGTATCGACGGAATGAGCGCACGCAAAGCATCTGAGTTTTTGAGAAGCCATTTTATGTCTAGCGATGTGAAGCGTTTTACTCACCGCGACAAAATAGGCAAGCACTGGAAGTCTGAGCATATCGCAAAGCTCAAAATGAGAAAAGCGCTGTTGGATGCGTTCAACATACATGCTGTAGCGAGCGCAAAGCGCACAGGACAGGACTTTCTCGTTGTAGACAGTGAAGACAAGAGCAACAAGTATTTGGGCTTGAAAGTGTACGTCTCAGCGGATGTGGCTGCGGAAGCCGGCGATGGAGTGACGTTGTATGAAGTCGATGCAAAGGTTTTCCATCCGAACTCAAGAGCATATTTGGTGAATGTAAATGTTTAGACCTAACGTTTTTTGCACAATCCATCATGGCGCTGGGCGCGACGAATACGGACAGCCGGTACCCTCCGATCCAAAGCCGTACAAATGTCTCGTTGTAAGGCTCGTATCCGATGTCAAAAAGACAAACATCCGTACAGACGCATCGGCATCGAGAGGACGTGCAGACGAAGTGACGAACAACGCGATTTTATTATTCCGGTTTCAGGACGATGTCAAGATTGATGACAAGGTGGAAATTATGGGCTTCACGCTACGCGTCATCAGCGTTCAACCTCGCCTATCTGTTTTTGGAAAGCCGGAACATTTGGAAGTGAAGCTTGAAGTATGGGCGTAAAGGTCAAAGGCATCGCCGAGCTTGCCTACAAGCTGGAAAATATGATGGAGACTTCCATCAGAGGCGCATCCGACATTCTTGAAGCCGGCGCGGACGATATTCAAAAGCTTGCGCGCGAAATGGCACCGGTCGACGAGGGCAATCTTGAACAGGCGATCATGGTCGAGAAGAAGCGTGACGGAATTAACAGACGAAATACATTTGAAGTGTACGTCGATGACAGTCTCCAGGCAAATGGAGAGAAGACGATAGGCGATTACGCGCTGATTATGCACGAAGGTCGAGGGTCGATCTGGCATGACCTGGGCAAGAAGTCGCAGCTTAAAAACGCATCCGTCTCGGCACGGGTCGGTGAAAAGTATCTTGAGCGAGCGGCAGACGAGTACAGAGATTCGATTATTAGAGCTGTAGAGCTTTTTTACAAGAAGCGAGCAAGACGATGAGTGAAGGCTGTGGCCCATGAAAATTGAACCGATTGTAAATTACTTGGAAGCAATGTCGCTGGGCGTAAAAGGAGTCTCATTGTTTGCCTACTATATGCCGACCGACGTTGCTGCTGGAATTTTGGTAATCCCAGGCTCCTCCGGGACAAAAGTTGACCCTTATATCCCAAAGCACAGAGTCGCAAAGTTTCAGGTAATCGTGCGTGCGAACGACTACCTTGAAGGTTCTCAACTTGCAGACAGCATCGCAAACGTATTGCAGTTGAGAAGAGTCACGCTTTCCGGCGTGTATTTTCAGCTCATTCGTTCTACGCATGAGCCAATCCCATTTCCGCCGTCTGACGGGAACAAGATTGAATTTAGTTTAAATTTTCAGGCTGTTTACGTAAGCAATTTTGATTTTTAAAGGAGTATTCGAATGGCTTCAAGTACACAAAACGTAAAGATCGGCGTATGTCGCATCTACTTTAACGGTGCTGATCTTGGCTATACCAAGGGCGGCGTAGAGGTTGAGGTATCAACAGAAACTCACAAGACGATGATTGACCAGTTTGGTGAAACGGAAGTTTCCGAATACATCAAGAAGCGTACTTGTTCTGTATCAGTTCCACTGGCAGAAACTACTTTGGAAAACATGGTAGCGATTATGCCTGGCGCATCGCTTGTAACCGATGCTGTCGACCCTCTTAAAAAGCGCGTTGACGTTACAACCGGTATCGGCAACAACCTTTTGAACATTGCACAAGAGCTTATCTTGCGCCCTATCGAGCTTGATGACCCTACTACGCCTGACAAGTCGGAGGATTTTATCGTTCCGTTAGCGGCGACTGCGGGTGCGTTGAACTTTGCATACAAGGTGGATGAAGAGCGTGTTTTTAACACCAACTTCACGGCTTATCCTGATGAGAATGGAAAATTGTTCTCTTATGGTGACGATACCGCTACAGCTTAATCTCGGCGGTATAATCATAGTAAATGTTTACTTACATTTACGCTATTAACAACGGGGCTTAATAGCCCCGTTTTTTTGTCAATAAAAGCAAGCAAGGAGCCGAACATGGCAAAGATTCTAAATTTGGACGAAGTGAAAGATTCAGTAGAGCAAAAGGTAATCAAGCTGGGCGGAAAAGAGTATCCGCTTAAACCAATCACCGTTTCCGATTTTGTCGAAATGGCAAAGCACGACGGGGATGTTGATGAAAACTCTCCAATCGAGGAGCAGATCGACGCGCTGGTGAAGATGGTGTGTCGTTCGTTCGATGGCATTCCAGAAGATGAAGTTCGCAAACTGACTTTCGACAAGCTTATGGCCATCGTCAACTTCATGCAAGAAGTGGCAGAAGAAGGTTCCGCGTCTGTCGAAGAGGGAAAGTCTTAAAGCGCGACAAAAAGAGTGGGGAATCGGTAGAGGCAATCGACTTCCTCTACGTGTTTTCCCACTTTTGCTACTTCTACAACGTAAGCGACGAGCATGTGCTGAAAATGCCCATCCGTCGCTTTTGGGCCATGTATTCAGCAATTAATCGCATCAAGGCAGAGAACGATTTGCGGACTGCAAAAGTATTCATGCAATCTCAAAGCGGCAGCAAGGAAAGCGTTGAGTCGTTCGTGCATGACTTGAGGGAAGAAATGGGCGATGTCGTGCAAATCGACCACTCGAAGCAAAGAACCGATTTTTCAGAGTATCGGAAACTCAGAGACTTAACCTAAGAGGTAGCAATGGCTTTTTCAGACATCAAGGTTGTACTTGATCTCGATGATAAGGGTTCTCCAAAAGTAAGAACTTTCGTAAAGAACCTGGGTGAGATTGATAAGGCATCAAAACGCACCACGCGTACGATGAGAAACGCGGAGTCCGCTATGGGCGGATTCATGGGCAGAATGCGCGACGTTTTGATTAATGCCTATATCATCAAGGGCAGCTTGATGTCTTTCTTTGGCGCAACGCGTCAACTGCACATGGGCTTGGTCGAGACAAACGCAGAGCTTGAAAAAGCCACATTCTTGCTGAAAGGGATGTCAACCGCATCCTCGGAAGCTGCCCGTCAGATGGAGGCCGAGGGCGGAATCAGCTATCTGCTTCAAATGGCAGAAAAAACCCCATTCTCAATGAAAGAGATGACCAACAGTTTCGTGAAGATGAGAACGGTTGGCATCGACCCGATGAAGGGTTCCCTTTCAAGTTTGACGGATGCTATCGCATCATTCGGCGGTGACGATCAACTTCTGCACCGTGCATCTATCGCTATTCAGCAAATGGCCGGTAAGGGCGTGGTCAGTATGGAAGAGCTAAGACAGCAGCTTGGTGAAGCAGTTCCAAGCGCAATGAAGTCCATGTCCAAATCCATGAACATGAGTATGTCCGACTTTGTTAAGGCAGTGTCGGACGGTCGTGTTGAGGCAACGTCAGCGATCAACAAAATGTTCCTTGAGTTTCAGAAGTCGATGGGCGGTGCCGGCGAGCGCATGATGAGCACCTGGTCAGGTATGGTCAGTGTTCTTCAAACGCGCTGGTTAAAGTTCCAGAAGGAAGTTGGAGACGCAGGGTTATTCAGTGCCGCCAAGGATGCTCTTCAAGAGCTGATTGATGCAATGGACATCCGAAACGTAGGGGCGCTTGCACGCTCCATCGGTGAAGGGATGGCTTCAATCATTCGCGCAACAAAAGACGCAGTGCTGTGGATGTCTGAGTACGGAAGCGCTGTTGTCGAGGCAATCAAAGCGGCCGGCATCTTTGCAGTCGCAATGTTTGGGCTATCGAGAGCCGTGAAAATTGTCCAGGCCGGGATGCTTGCGCAACGACTTGCGACAATCGCAGCGGCACGAGAAGTCATTGCGCTTAAAAGAGCGAATAAGGACGGCATCGCAACGACCGATACTTGGATTGCGACGAATAAAAATTGGGTTCGATCAACCACTATTGCAACGCGCAGAACAGTTGTTTTCAAACGCGCGGTGATGGGATTGAGAAGCGTATTTGCTGCGCTAGGCGGGCCTATTGGAGTCACGATCAGCCTGTTGTCTATGGCCGTCGGGTGGTTCTCTACGTTTGGGCAAGAAGGTCGTCGCGCTTATGAAGAGGTGGCAAAGGGTGCTGAAATTCTCGGAAAACGTCAGCGTAAGCTTGTTGAGCAAGAGATTGCCGACAAGGAGCGTGAGCTTGCGCGCTTGGACGCGAAAATCAAAGAAGGCTTTGGAAATGGAGTTGCGTTTGACCCACGAGTTACGTTTGACCCACTTGGAGGCGCGGTTTTAGGTGCACAGTTGAAACAGATTTCGTTCAAAGAGCTGAAAGAGCTTTCCGCAGAAAGAGCGAAGCTGGCAGCGGAAATTGACAGTGCGAAGAAGCAAATCTCCACCTACGATACGAATCAAGCAGAACACACGACGGACAAGAGTGTGGCCGCCTTCCGCCGTCAGATGGCGGAAAGATTCGCTACAGCACAGGCAACGTACAACAAGGAAACGAATGCGCACTACGACTTGCTGAATGACAAGAAGATTACCGAAAAGCAGTATCAGGAATTTGCGGTCGCTCAAAGCATTCAGCTTGGCAATACGAAGCGTGAAATCATCAAGCAGATGAAAGCGGACATCATCGACGGTGGGAATGCGGAATCGGAAGTTAACAAGAAGATTCTGAAAGAGCTTGAGCAAGCATTGAGTGAAGCGAATAAAGAACAGCTTGCATGGGTTAAGTCTCAAGCATCAGCAAACAAGATGCTTGAGCATACTAACAAGGCTCTTACTCGTCAAAAATCCATCGTCAAAGAGATTGCATCTATTTTCGAACGTGAAAAAGGAAAGCTTGGCGAACTTGGTGACAAAGTGGCAGTTTTGTCCGGTGGCCAAGAGAAGGGGCTTGATAGAACTGTGCTTGTGTTGCGACGACTCGGCAAAGAAGCTGGTCTGAGCGCTGTGGGCGTTGAAGCGCTCGCTGACTCTTACAAGCGGGTAAAGGCGGAGCAGGATTCGCTTAAGACCATCATTGGACTGTCTAGTGCGCTGGTGAAAAATAAAGAGCGCCTTGTATCGCTTGATTTAGAGAGCGGCAGCGCAACATCGCTTGAATACAAAAAGTCGCTTGAGATCGAAAGATTGGCAACAAAATACAAGCAGATGGACTTTGGAAGATTGAGTCTTGAGCAAGCAACAGTGGCCGCTAAACAGTTCGCAGCCAACGTTAAGGTGATCGAGAAAACTTATGACGTATTGCAGCAACAGGAAGACAGCAAAAAGAGCCTTGAGATTGCAAAACAGATCAACGATTACAACAAGCGTGCAGAGGCTCTTCGAGCGTCAATCGGAACAGAGACTCAGATTCGTGCCACACAGCATGAAGTTGAAAAAAAGCAGATCAAAGAGCGTTGGAATTTTGAACTGAAAGGCCAGAAAGCAACAGCAGAGCAGAAAAAAGCTCTTACAAATCTGCTTATCGCGCTTGATGAAAAGTATGCCGATGACAACAAGAGCCAGTTAAAGAAAATCATCGAGGATTGGTCGGACTCAACAGATAGCATCCGTTCAGTCTGGACTGCGGCAATGGATGGCATGGCAGACAACTTGACAGAGTTTTTCATGACCGGGAAAGCCGGATGGGAAGACTACGCGAACATGGTTGTCAGAATGATTGCAAAAATCATGATTCAGAAGCAGATCGCGGGCATTGTTGGAAGTATGTTTAGCGGTGGCCAGGCCGGGCAGCAATCAACAGCAATGACTGCTACCGCATTTGCGAATGGCGGGGTTATGACGCAATACGGCTCGGCCCAGCTTAAAAAATACGCGACCGGGGGGATTGCCAACTCTCCGCAGCTTGCACTGTATGGAGAAGGTTCAATGCCGGAGGCGTACGTTCCACTTCCTGACGGACGTACAATCCCAGTCACGATGAGCGGAGGCGATCAAGGCGGGGCAAGCAGCATTCAACTAAACATCATCAACGAGAGCGGTCAAGACGTTGAGGCGGAAAGTCGAGGACAGCCGCGATTTGATGGAGAAAGAATGGTACTGGATGTTGTGCTGAACGCAGTCAGCAAGCCAGGTAAGTTCCGCAGCGGAATGAAAAGCGCACTATCGAAGTAGAGGGTTAAATGGCATACGAAGTTTTTCCGACAATTACAAAGCTCGATTCAGAGACGTTTGCTCAGTCAAGCAAGGATATGTCTCACCGCAAGGAAATGAGCAGCGGCGCAGAATACACTCGTCGCAAGCATACTGGAGCGCCCAAAAAGGGGTTTTCATACAGCTACCCGCAAATGTCTGCGGCAGAAAAGCTATTGCTCGACACGTTTTACGACAATCATGCTGGAGGCGAGCCATTTTACTGGACGCACCCGCTGACGAACGTGCAGCATCTTGTTCGCTTTGCAGAGGGCGGAATGACGTTTAAGTATGTCGGGATCGGAAAAACCGAACTTTGGAGCGCTGACGTGAGCATTAAAGAGGTGTAAGCATGGCAAGAAAACTTACGCTTAATCAAATCATCGACATTAACTCGACGACAGGCGGCTCACCAATTCTGGTAGCGCTTGAAATCGCCGTTAGAAATCCGGGCGACAGCGCCCCTGCATCGACGATTCGATTGATAAACAATACAGAAAACATTACTCATCAGGGGGTCGAATACACAGCGCTTCCTTTTGATTTGCAAATGCAGTCAGAAAGCGGCGAGTCTCCGCAATTGAGCTTAAATTTGTTCGACTTCAACGGGTTGATTTTGTCGCAACTTCAACAGTATCGCGGAGGCGTTGGGTTCAAGATCAAAGTCATGCTGATTAACACAGCGGACTTGACAGAACCTCCGATGACTCTGGAACGATACGACGTGCTCTCTTCAACCCACAAGGACTCAAACATATCTGTCTCGCTTGGAATTGCGAACCCGCTCAATTTGCAATTCCCGCGACGTAAGCAAATGCAGGACATCTGCCAATGGACTTACAAAGGAGCGGAGTGCGGATATGCCGGGCCGCTTCAAAGCTGCGATTACACATTGCAGGGGTCTAACGGATGCGCGGCGCACAACAATGAGGTGAGATTTGGTGGATTTCCTGCGCTCGAAAGACGATGAGAAGATTGAGTACGCGGATTTGATCGGCGTTCCATACAAGCTCGGAGGAACCGGAGAGGATGGGTATGACTGTTATGGGCTTGTCAGAGAGCTTTATCGAAGAATTGGCATTGCTATACCCAACTTCACAAGCCCGGCAGAGTATGACAAAAAACTGATTCGTCAAATGATTGAGCAAGGCAAGTCAGAATGGATTCGCCAAGAGTGTGATGATTTTGCCACAACAGTATTGATTAAAACCCCAGGGTCACTTCACGTAGGGTTCTGTCTTGGGAATGGGAAGTTTATTCACACATGGAAGGCATCAAACGGCGTTTGTGTCGAGCGATTGCACAAATGGAAAAGCAGCATATTAGGATATTATAAGCATGAGCGACATTGTTAAAAGCGAACTTAAATCTTTAAGCAAAGTAATCGACGTTAAATTTGTCGAGAACGTCTATGAGCCAGCCGAGAGCGTTTCCATTGTAAGTCTGCCGCTCAATGACAAAATGACGCTTGCGACGTTGCTGACCGGTGTTGAAATGACCGGCAAAACGGCTATTGTAAACCTAAAGGTAATTGACGATCTTTCAGAGCATGTTGTCGAGGCATCAGATGACATCTTCGTCATCAACACCCCGGAAGGTGGGGACGCGATGCGCATCGTTGGGCTTGTTGCTGTCATGGTGTTGTCCTACTACACGGCCGGGCTTGCATCAAGCTGGGCGTCGGCCGCTTACGGGTCGGCATACGGAGCGGTAGCAGGCGGCATTGCGGGTGCTGCTGTGATGATGGCGGGTTCTGCGATTGTAAACTCAATGTTCCCTCAAAGTCAGATGAGCACTGGACAGATTGAGGGAGATTCGTCATCAACTTACGGGATTGATGGCGCGAAGAATACAGCGAAGGAAGGCATTCCTGTTCCTGTTGTGTACGGAAAGGCAAAGTTTGCGGGGAACATCATCGGGTTTCATGTTGAAAATGATGGCGACACGCAAAATGCTTACATTACGCTCAATTTAGGCGAGGGGCCGGTTGCCGGGATTGAAAATATCGCCATCAACGATACGCCCTGGGATAGAGTGTCAAACGAAAACTCTATCAAGGACGTTTACATTGTTGGTGAGTCCGCCGGCACATCATACGGTGCCTACGCGAATACAGAAATCAGAAACACGATCATCCCGGCAAACATTGGCAAAGTGCTGACAGAAGATTGGTCTTACTATGAAATGGCCGTTGCGGATGAGACGGACGCCATGCGTCTTGACTTTGTTTTTCCGTCAGGGCTTTACCGTACAGCAGATAACGGCAGCGTCCACAACACGGACACCACAATTATCGCGCAGTATCAGCGAATTAACGACGATGGAAACCCGTATTACGGAAGCGACACCTGGATGGATTTCCCATCTAACGATGAAGAAGGCGCGCAAGTGCTCACCGCTGAATACTACTCGATTACGACCGGCTTCGGCTCACATGGTGATCCAGAGGTTAACGGCGCTATTGTGCGTGAAAAGTTTGTAACGCAAAACAGAGGCGTAAGACGCACCGACACAAGCTATACCGTATCTTATGGCGAGTCAATTCCTTATAGACCGACAAAAGTGATGTCACGGGAAGATATTGGCGGAACAGTCGATGGCCGAATGACGGACTTCAGAGGGAGATTGATTGCCGGAACATACTTCATTTACCCAACAACATCACCGTTTGATGAGTATGTTTCCGACAGATTGGACGACGGGTCGATTAAGACGACACAGGTTGCACATGGCGTTCCGATTGGAATTGTCGTTGTGAGAATCCCGGAATCCGGTCACATGCGCATCGTGCGAAACAAAATGAAGCCACTACGTGTTTCATGGAATTCTGGACGTTTAAAGACTGGCGAGGGTCGTTATCGTGTGCGCTACAGACGCACTTCGCCGGCAAGCACGGATTACAGAGTTCAAAACTCCATCACACTGACGGATTTTAACAAAATCATCTATGATCGCCTGCGCTATGTGAATACAGGAACCATTACGTTCAAAATTCGTTTGACTGACCAGCTTACCTCGCTTCCAAACATCACGTTTACGCACAAAGGTAAAATCCTCAAGCACTATGATCGACACGGAAACATTGGATGGCGCTCCAGTGAGCCTAACCCTGCATCCATCGTGCTGGATATGCTGTTGAGCAAGCGTTACGGTGCAGGGCTTGACCCAGATCGCATCGACTTTGACACATTCTACGAATGGGCGGTTTTCTGTCGTGAAAATGCGCTGTTTTTTAACGGGGTATTTGACGCGCAGACAAACGTTTTCGATGCCGTTGGAACTGTCATGCGCGTCGGCCGCGCATCACCGAGAAACATCGGGGACAAGTTTTCAGTCCAAATCATGCGCCCGGACAATTACGCTCAGGTCTTTTCAGACTCGAACATTGTTGCCGGTTCGCTTGAAACATCGTGGATTTCGCAAAGTGAGCGAGCAAGTGAAGTAGAGATTACCTACTACGATAAGGAAAAGAATTACGAAACGTCTGTGGTTCGCCTTCGTGATGACTCCTGGGCAAAAGATTTCGACAACATCAAGCACAGCGAAACAATCATCGGCATTACAGACAGAGTGCAGGCGTTAAGAGAAGCCCGTTTGATTATCAACGCGAATAAAGCAATGAGTCAGACGGTTTCGTTCGAGACGACCCCGGCGGCATTAGGCTGCGACATTGGGAACATCATTCGCGTTCAGTCTAACTCCGTGGATTGGGGTAAAGATGCTGGGCTGATTAAGTCCGTTTTAAGCGCCGACACCGTCGAACTCGATAGAGAAGTGGATGTAGACGCTGGCTACCAAATTGCGCTCAAGTTTGATACTTGCACGGTTCAAAAAACAGCGACGTGCAGCATTTCCGAAAACACGCTTGTAATGGATTACTCAGACATCAGTGCCGGCCGAGCGGCCCGTGTCAAGCTATCCACAGAGTCAGTTTGGTATGAAGTTGGAAAGACAACCCCGGCAGACGAGTCGGGAACGCAAGCAGAGCTTTGGCTTGAGACAGTTCCAACCTGGATGGTAGATGGGACGCAAGTGACGCTGGATGTTGAGTTTTATGGCGCATCAATTGTTGCAAACGTCACAAACTCACCTGGCACATACACGCAGATCACTTTCTCGATCCCGTCGCTGCTGACGTTCGCATCACCCGGTTCAGAATGGGTAATTGGCCAGGCAGGGATGATTGCGAAAGATTTCATGGTGACATCAATCACGTATGGGACAGACAACAATTATCAAGTTGACGGCATCGAGTACAACGCAGACGCATTTGATGATTCAGACATCACAGATTTTCCGCTAAACATTGCAGGCTATACAGACCCAAATGCAATCTCGGCAGTACAGTCGCCGGAAGTGCAAATTCGCTCTGTGGATATGGGTAATGGCGCTTCAAAATATCTTGCTGAAATCTCCTGGGATGTTCTGGACGAAGATTTGAAAGCGTATGCGGGCGCAAAAGTAGCCGGAACAATTAAAGGGGCTGGTGGCCGACTTGTGAAAGTGAACGAGCTTGCCGGCGCTCAAGAGCGCTCTGTATCGCTTGAGGTTTATCCAGATGATGTAATCGACGTTCAAATCAACGCATCGAGCTACGGAGGTGGAACATCAGAAACAGAGCGACTTACGTACACCGTCAGCATGATTGGCGAATATCTGGCTCCAGTTACATCCTTGACGGCTTCTGCCGGCCTGGGGGATGTTGTTCTTTCGTTAACTTACCCTGATACGCTCGTAAACATCAAGGACGCGACGATCTATCATGCAGAGGTTCCGCTGGATTATGCCGGAGACGGCTCCGAGTATAACCACACGACGCAAGGAACGATCATCGGAAACGTAAGTTTCCCAATCAATACGTTCACGCATAGCAATGTCACCTATGCGAATCGACATTTATATTGGGTGGTTTTGAACGGATATAACGGGGAGTATTCACCCGTCTACCCAAGCCCAACCGCGCTTGTCGTCGATGCACAAGAAACGACCGTGCTTGAAGTGGAAGGGCTGCTTGCGGAAACGAGCGATGCATTCGAGATCAACTTGAACGGAGCAATCATTCCGCGCACGAAGTTGACATGGAACGCCCCTGCCGACCAAACAACGTTTCAGTACGTTATCGACTACAAAGAGTCAGAAAATGCAATTTGGGAGCGCGCCGGAAGCACACAGACGGAGCTTTTCTACATTCAAGGGCTTGACCCGTTAAAGCTTTACGACATCCGTGTTAAGTCGGTATTGGTAAACGGAATTGCATCAGCCGGGATGGAAATTCTCAACTATAAGCCAGCAACGACATCGGCGACGGCATCCGATTACCTCCCATACCCGGTGACAGGGCTTGAGATCGAAAAGGCCGCAACGGATGTTTTGAGCGCTCCAAACGAATTCCTTGGCAATGAAGTGAAGTTCAGATGGCGTCCTTCAAGCCCGTACGCGTACGAGATCGGCAGTGAGACGTTCGGAGCGGATTCAGGCATGCTTGACCCTCTGTTTAGCTTTTACGAGGTGAAAATCTTCCACCCGGGCGACCCGGTAGAGAAGCGCACAGAATCCGTTATCGACCCTCATTACCTTTACACGTATGAGAAGAACGTTGATGATGGGTTAAGCCGTGATATTACGATCTCAGTGCGTTCTGTCGACAAGCATGGACGACGTTCAGAGGCGCGCATTTTAAACGTCGTCAATCCGCTTCCACAGACCCCAAACGTGACGTTTGCTCCGGGTATTCGCTTCATGACGATTTCGTACGACAAGCCCGCTGATGTGGACTTTAAAGGAATCGTGGTGTACGGAAGCACTGCTTCTGAATTTGTTGCGGACGATACGACGAAGCTCTACGAGGGCAATGATGCGACTGTAATGATTAACGGGCTTGAGCCGTCTACGCAATATTTCTTCCGAATTGCTGCGTTTGACGCATTCGGAAAGGATGAGATGGTTGTCAGCGCGGAGCTGACAGCGACAACAGCGTCCTTAAAGTCTCAAGATTTGGACAAAACACCTCCAACCACCCCAACCGATTTGGCGCTGTCCAGCAGCGTTCTAAGCGCGGGGTTGAGCACACAATCGTCTTTGTCTGCAACTTGGACGGCTTCAACGGACGACGGGTTTGTGTCCGGCTACATTGTTGAGTATTGGAACGACGCAGACCCGGCAACAGTCTATGAAAAGCAAGTTGCGACAAACCTATTTGCAACAAGCGATGTAACATCCGGCGCAACATACTCCGTCCGGGTTTGTGCGATTGACTGGGCTGGAAACAAGTCTGAGTTTACCCCGGCAAACGCTGTCACAATTGCGGGCGATACTGTGGCTCCGGCAGCCATTACAGGGCTTGTAATGATTCCTGGGCTTTCCAAAATCACCGTTGCTTGGGACAAGCCGGCCGAATCGGACTTCCTCTATGTTGAGGCATACATTGGAACAAGTGCCGGATTCAATGTTGCGACGGCCGTGCGTGCTTATAAAGGAATGGCAACGTCGTTTGTTTACGAAGATGACTCCGGGGTCGCAAAGTGGGTGAAAGTCCGTGCAGTAGATGCAAGCGGGAACGTTTCTGCATTTGTCGAAGCAGGGCCGGCCGCAGGGTTTAAAATCGCCAGCGCAAACGTGGAGAGATATTTCGAATCGGCAGCCATTGGGAACGCATACATTAGCGAACTGGATGCCGAGAAGATCACAACTGGCTTTTTA